GACTTGAATATCACTAATAAATCCCATCTTCTTAATTCCTAATGGTAGGTCAAATACAACCTTTTCCTCTGCCCAAGTATCAGGTTGCACAAAATGACTGCAACTTCTTTTAGTCTTTTCTAAATATTCTTTATTGTTTACTGAAATCTTATCTGTACCAGTCTTGCCTCTGTAATAGCGTATTAGATAACGCACATTCTCTTGGTCGCTAAAGTGATTCTTGTTCTCTTTAAGGATTAAACTAGCTAATGTATTTGAGGGCATCCACGCAGGATACTTTGCCAAGTAGTCTAAGACTATTTGACCACTCATTGTTGGTTTACTTCCAGCCATATTTTAGGTTTTTGTTATGCTAACGAATCACGAATCAAGTCTGCTTCTGCTTCCCTTCTCACTACTAAACCATCAAGTCCACGATTTTCCCAATGCCTCTTACTCTTTTCTATTTCCTCTGCAATCCCATCATAATCCTTGTTCTTTACCATCTCTACTATTCGCTTCATTTCAATCCTAGAATCACCTTCTAACTTATTCCCTCTATTGTAAACCATAGAAACCAACGCACCTTGAGTGTCCTCATTTAACGTTTCTAGTTCTGGGTATATTGCCTTAGTCATTTTAAAATACTTAGGTACTGAGCATTTAACGAATACCTCGTATGCAATATTGTATGATATTTTAACCTGCATTAATTCCCCTCTAAGCATTTGTTTAGCTTGTATGCCTTTAAGTCCAATAGTCTTTCTTAATGGCTCTAAAAAGTTAGGAGTAAGTTTATTTCCCCAGTCTAAAAAGAACTGCTTTTCGCTAACATAACCACAATCGTAACCCATTCCAATAGTGATACCTGATTCTCCACCTGCCCAAATAGGGGATTGTAGTTTTTTGTCATAGTATGCTCTGCCACCAACCTCAAACTGGATAATAAGGTCTATTGCTTTTTTACTTAACATAACTTGCCATTATAAAGAATATTAATAATACAAACCAAAGCACTAAGGCTAGTCTAAGGATTGCTTTTTGTTTCATTTTGAGAATTTATCTATTGTCGTAGTTCCCATTGCAGCAATACAAATAACCATTACTGCATCTACTAATTTATCACTAGGTGCTATTTCTAAATGACTAAATGAATTAGCTATTAAAGTAATACAAAGAAATAAAGCACTTAATAAAGCAATCACTCTTTTAGTGCTTATGCTTCCTCTTTCATCACTAAGTAAATTTTTTATCCAGTCTTTCATTTTAATTTATTTTTATATTCTAATACTGCTAATCTTTGTTTAATTTCTGCTCTTTCTGTTGCTGCTGATTCTTTTATGTTAGTCATTCTTTCAACTATTTCCATCTTCATATCTGCTCTGCTTTGTGCTGCTGCTGACCTAATAGCTTCCATTTCAATAGTTGTTCCTTGTGGTGGGATAGCTTTATTTTCTGCATTTACTACAACTGCAACTTTATTATTTAAAACAGTTATCTGGTTGTTTAAAGTGCTTACTTGAGTAAGTAACCATCCAATAGCAGAAACGCAAATAGGCAATAAGACAAAGACTAGCTTTTCAACTAATCCACTCTTGCTTTGATTTGCAGCTAATTGATTTGATATTTCCTCTTGTGTCATTTTTTCTTAGCTTTTTTAGGCTTTTCTATTACTATTTCCTTTTTAGTAAAAAATCCTTTTATTATGTTTATTAACTTTTTCATTTATTAAAATTTAGTGTAAAATCCGATTGAATATTGATTAGTTGTTGCTGATATTGTAAATAAGCCCTTTCTAGACGTTTTAAACCCTAAACCAACTCCTATGCCTACTTTATTGTCAATTGCCCTTAAATCGGCTAAAACACCCCAATAAAGCTCATTTTTGGATGGTATTGTCCTAATGGTTTCCACTTTTATCGTTTTTTGACTTATGTCTGCGTAAAAACCCCTGTTAAGAATCTTGTTTTTGGAGATGGTATCGTTTATGATAAAAGTACTTGAATCTATCTTTATAGTGTCCGAGTACGCTCGTACGTACGAATAATCTTGAACTATACGTACAGTATCGTGTACAATGGTTGTATCAATACCCAAAACGACAAAAGGGATAGAATCCCCTTTAATATATTTCTTTGTTATGTCGTGCTTATAAATAGTATCGGTATACGTTACTATTGTAGGTTCGTTCCCGTTGTACCTTCCGTTAAAGATGAAGATAAGAACTACTGCAATCACTAAAGTAATTACAATGTCTCTCATTACTTGAACTTTTTAGCTGCTTTCCAATAATATCTAATGGCGAAAAGTCCAGATGCAATAGCAACCAAACTACCAAAGAATGTTACAAGAGGTTGAATACTTGCGATGCTTATTGCAGCACTTGTGATACTTAGTACCATTCCAAAGTCGGCTTGATTGCTATGTGGAGTCATTATATTTCTTTTGCTTCCTCTACTTGAGGATTTTGTTCTGCATTTAATTTACCTAAAAACTGCAATAATGGTAAACCATAAGCAGTAGGAATTGTGTTAATAAATGCTTCTAATTCTTTGATTTGTTGTTCGTTAATTGTTATCATAATATTGATTTTTTACAAATATAAGATTATTCTGTTATAATTTCTTGGGTAACTGGAGGAACATAATCTCCAACTATTTCTAAACTTAATTGAGTTGCTGCCCATTCGTAAGCATAAGAGTTTGAATCAGCACTACTGCAATAAGTTGCATAGTCTATTCCACCCATTGTAATACTTCCGTCTGCTACTTGGAAATTAGGATTTACATATAATTGGAAATAGAAAATAGCACTATCTACTAAGTTGTCGCTTGTACTTGTTAAGTTAAATAGTGTAGCTGATTCTATTTTGCCATTGTACCATATAGATACAGATTGTATAATTTTCATATTATTTTATTTTTGCTTTTAATTCCTCTATTTGAACTTGTTGCTCTTGTATAGCTTTAGTTAACATTGCTATTAAAGCCCTATCGTATATACCCCATTTATCATTTTCATTTCTAGGTGTATTAGCACCTTCCTCTCCTATTGCTTCATTTACCTCTTGAGCATAAAATCCTAATTGTCTTAAATCAGTTGGCAATCCTGTTTCCTCTTTCCAATAAAAATATCTAGGAGTTAATTTTAATACTTTATCTAAAGCAGTATCTATGTAACCATCTGATATTTTTAAATTCATATCCGAAGTAGCTGATAAAACACCACTTGTTGCTGTAACTGCACCACTTCCTAAACCAGTTATTGTAACTACACCATTTGAGGCAATTCGCATTCTTTCAGCATAACTACCAGTACCAGTATCTGAAGCAGAACCAAATCTTAAATTTCTTTGATAAATTAATGAAGGGTCATCAGATGCAGAATTACCAGAATATAAAGCTACTGAACAACCACTATCACTAGATAATGCTTGTATATAGCCATTCCCAGCAGCACTTAATGCTTTTACAACTAAATTTATCCCTGTAACTCCTGTTGGAGTTGATGTACCAATACCAACACTACCCCCACTTGTAATACGCATTCTTTCGGTATCAACAGGTCTAAATGAAATAAAAGAAGATGCTGCATTCGTACCAATTTCAAATGAATTTTGTCTAGCTGCATCAGAAAAGGTAGAACTTAAATATTGAAGATATGCTTTACCAGCACCTGATTCTCTAAAAGTTATATTACCATATTGAGCAGCTACATTATCAATATTAAAAATTGTAGCACCAGAAGAAACTGCTAAATTTAAAAGACCACTAGGACTACTTGTACCAATACCTACATTACCAGCATTAGTTATTACCATTTTTTGAGAAAACCCAGTAACAGCACTATTTGTTGAAGTTCCAAATCTTAAACTTCTTTGGTAAATTATAGCAGGGTCATCAGCTGAATCGTTGCCTGAATATAATGCTACTGATGATGCACTATCGCTTGACAATGATTGTATATACGCATTACCAGCACTACTTAATGCTTTAACAATCAAATTTACTCCTGGAATTACTGTTGGAGACGAAACACCAACGCCAATATTACCAGCAAAATAAGAAGTTGATGATACTCCAAAAGTTCCATTTATATCTAAATCATAAGATGGAGTTCCTGTTTTTATTCCTACTCTATTATTAGTTCCTGTAATATACATTGCTGGAGTACCATTTACTCCACTTGTAGTAGCAGTATAAAAAGCCATATCAGTACCATAGTTAGCACCAAATCCTTGAGCAATCATATTGATAACAGTACCACTACTTAATCCAATAGTTAATTGCCTTTTAAATCCTTCTAGGTTATCACTTCTAAATCTTATAGTATTACTTGCTACATCTAATCCAACAGTAGCAGTATTAGTAGGGTTAATGTAAAGTTGACCTGTTAAAGTACCTCCTGTTAAAGGAAGGTAAGAACCTAAGTCAGAAGTTAAAGCTATTGTTCCTGATGTTGCACTAGGCCAATTATAGTATGATTGATTTGCATCTGATGGATTGCCTACTAATGCTACTAACTTATTAGATGTACCATTACCATAAACAAAAAATAATTGAGAATTTGAAGGTGCATATAAACTAATAGAATTAGATTGCCCAGTATAAGTATTAGTTCCATTACCAATGGCCATACTAAATCCACCACCCATAGCACTTGTATTAGTACCAGTTTGAATCCAACCTCCAGCAGTAAAATTATTTGCACCTAAATTTACTGATTGCGTTGCTCCAGTATAAGGAACTAATCCACTTAAGCTAGGTATATCACTTGTTAAAGCTAAAGTTCCTGTGGCATCAGGCAAAGTATAAGTTCTATTTGCATTATTAGTTATTGAACTAAAATTTAATTGTATTGATTTACTATTTGTTGCAGTTGCATCTATAAAACTAAATGATAATTGATTTACATTACCTGTATAAATTGCAAGTCCACTTACTCCTCCAAAAGCAGCTCCTGTTCCTTGTTCTATAAACACAGCACCACCTGCAGTGCCAGTTTTTTTAACTGTTAATTGTTTGCCATTTATATAATATGCACTAAAATCAAATCCACCTAAATCAACATTTGCAGTTGCTCCTGTATAGGGAACATAAGAACTTAAATCACTTGTTAAAGCTATTGTACCTGATGCATTAGGGAATGTATATGTTTTATCTGATGATGTATTAAATAAAAATGAATTAGAAAATGAAGAATTTCCGTCTCCAAATACAATTTTACTTGTTCCTGTCCCAGATATTTCACCTATTGAAACATAACCATTTACTAATGTTATAGAACCATCTTTTTTTAATTTTATTGCGTAATCGCTAAAAAATCCTTGACTAAATTTAGTATCAAATGAACTAAATGTCTTTGCTCCTGCTATCGTTTGCGTTCCTGTGGTTATTAAACCTCTATTTGTAGCACTTGCATCTGGAATATTAAAAGTATGCGTTGCCGTTACACTAGATATGTTAAAGTCAGTTCCACTTGTGCCTGTTTGAAAGAATTGTACTTGTCTTGTTAAACTATTTAATGTAGTCAAACCCTTAGAGAAAGTTGTAACCACTTGGCACAAATGATTGTTCTCAGTATGTAAAGTAACAGTTCTACCATCTACATTTACATATATTCTAACTGCTATTCTATCCGTTATAGTCAAGACAGCAGTAGCAACAGGAATAGCAAAATAATAAGCACTTAATGTAGTTCCATTAGTTAAATACTCTGGTATTGATTGACTACTTCCTAATAATGTAAAAGTTGTGCCATCGTACTTGTAAAGTTCTGCATAAACATAAGGATTGTGAGCATTAGAGTTTACACTAAAATAAAACTCACAATTAAAGTTTCCAGCAGGTACTTCTAATAAAGCAGGGTCATTAGCATCCGTTATATAACTTGCTATGTAACCATTAGCCGAAATAGTAACATCAGTTCCAGCACCACTAATAGGAGTTTTACTTAATTGTTTATAAGCAACCCCTCCTATTGTACCTTGACTTACACTTGTGTTAAGATAATAAGAAACCGAACTACCTCCACCTGTTGATGTAGGGAAATCAGCTAAAGTACCATCCCCTCTAACATATTGAGAAGCATCACCATCTAAGGCAGTTATTACACCACTATTAGCCACTACTGGACCTTGTATGCTCCTAATTTTTGCTGCTCCTGATATTTGTAATTGATTGCTCATATTAATTATTGAAATATTCCTCTAATAAATTCATCTGCTTCTAATGCCCTTCCAAAAGTAACCACCCCACTTGCACTTGTAAACTTAATTTGGTCGTTTGTAGGAGTTCCAGTCGTAAGTATCTCTCTTACCTCTACACCACCTCTTGTAAAGCCTAAACAAGTCTTTCCTATCATATCTGCAAAAGTAATAGTAGTCTCTCCACCAGCAGCCGTTGCAGATTTCATATACACTTGACTACTTGCCGTTATTATCACACCATTTTGATTTATTGAAACTCCTGAAGTTGTATAAGGACCAGAACCTTGTAAACCTACTGAATAAGTACCTATGTCCTTGTAAGGAGCATTGATTTGTAAACTCGTAAGATTACAATTTCCACCTATAATTACTAAGCCATCTACTCCATTGTCAATAGCAAATTTAATGGCTATTTGTGTTCTATTTTGTTGCGTTTGCAATAAGTATAAATAACCATAGTTTTCTAATGTTATTAATCCATCGCAATTCACACTCCAATTAGCTATGTCGTTCTTAAATTCACGATACCAAGCACTCGTTTGAGATGTTACTTCTTTCTGGTCCACATTAACCGAGAAAGAACAATTTGTTGAACAAGCAAAAGGAATATCCGTTGGTATTGTAGTCGTTACCTTAGAAACATTAGTTCCTTGAGTGTAAAAAGTAATATCTCTTGCAGCTACATTTAAAGGGTAAACAGTTATTGCTATTCTATCAGTTACACCAAGTGCAGTAGATGGGAAAGTCAATGAAGTGCTATATAAAGTCTTGCTAATTGAAGTTAAAACAGTAGTAGAACTTGTTGCTATTGTTGTAAATGTAGTTCCATCGT